AACAGAAATACTATCAATATCAACTAAATCTTTCCAGTAATCTGGTAGATTAATTACGTTAGTTCCTGTGATTCTACCACGATGATAAACGCCACCCTCTGGGCCTTCTAAACATATGTATCTTAATCTATGTCCTTCTTTTGTGGGGTGTTTGATATCAAATCCTTTCCAACCTTGAACATTGATAGAACTACCACTAAATTGTCCAGCCACACCAGCTAAACCTTGAAATGTACAACCTAATAGATTACTTGTATGAAGATTTCCACTATTAATAGTTTGATCCCCAGTAACCACTAAAGCATCAGCAGTTTTGCCGTCACCATCTATCTTTACATTACCATCAGCTTTAATTGCAAGACTCGCTTCACAAACTGGTTGTACATCAAGTGAATTTTGAGGTGCAGAATTTGATGATACATTTAAAACCGCCTCATATCCTGGCGCAGCTGATGGTTGTCCAACTAAAACAGGGCCATTTAAAACAGCAGTTCCAGTTGGTGTAGTGTCAGGTGCGTCATAAGAAACATCATTTGTTCCTACAATTAATTTATCTGTCTGAAATCTAGAAATATTCATAATGTTCTCTGTGTTGATAATTGAGTCTTCTTCAAGTTTGCTGTCAAAGCACCGAAATTCTCATCAGCAAAAGCTGCAGCAACCATGAATCCATACCTAAGTTCAAATTGTCCTTTTGCTATCACAGTCATATCCTTCGTGGCTTTGGCTGTAATTTTTTCACCTTGAATGCGAATATCTGGAGCTCCGATGTCAACGATTCTTTCTGCTTTTACAGTAAATTGACCATCTTGTCCTCCACCATCTGCATCAACAAAGATATTTTTTGCTCTTAATAATATATTACCATTCTCACAATCAAGAACTAAGTCACCTTTTTTACATTTTATAATTTTTGCTGGAAGTTGAGATATGTCACCAGCTTCTCTAACTTTTAGACCATCACCAAGAACTTCCATTGACAATCCTGGCGTATATAAAACTGCTTTACCAGTTCCAGGCCCACCACCAGATCCACCTTGACCTGTTCCAGAGTGAAATGAAAACTGTTGTGCTTCCTGTGTTTGAAGTGCATACAAAGTATCACCATGTATGCTACTTTGTCCACTGGCGGTGCTATACCTTAAATGGACATCTCTTTCAGTATTTTGATTATCGTTTGGTGATTTTGGCATTTTACTTATCGATACAACTAATTACAGTTACAACAGCATCTTGAGTTATTTGAGCAAGTTGAGATGCATCATCAATTCTAGTGAATTTAAGAACAGGTGATAACTTAGCACCAGCTCCAGTATCGCTATTTATCAGTATTTCTGGAAGTTTAGTGAATCCAAATCCACCATTGACAACACTTGCACCGACAACTAACCCATCTTGAATCTTTAACTCTACCTGTGCTTGTCCAGGCTTTTGTATTGTATCACTAGTTGCATCGCCTGGCAAAGTATCACCAGCAGAAGCGATAGATCCATTTTCAACAGATGCTGTGTCATTATCATCATATCCAAAACCTGTATTTTCAACAATAACATCTTCTAACGATGTCACAAAAGATGTCTCACCATCATAATTTCCATTTGGATCTGGAGTAACTTCTTTTACATTTCCATCAAGATCAGTTTCAGTTGTGTTTGGTAGATACTCTTGGCCAGGGTTATTAATAACTGCACCAACAACACCAAGTTCAGTTCCATTTGGATCAGGTACAGTCACAGGATTCCCATCATCATCCAAAACATTATTCCCATTTTCATCTTTAACAATAGAAACAGGCCCCATCTTTGGATAACCTCCAGCACTATAACCCTTATCACAACCATCAGAGAAAGAAAGTAAAGGTGGTTCTTTAAATCCAAATCCCGATCCATTGATTGCAACACCAATAATCTGTCCTACAGCATTGACTACAGCTTTTCCTGATACACCTTGTCCACCACCACCGATAAAGTCAACTTTTGGTGGGCCACATTTAAGAACATTTGTATTACAATCAGGTGCAGACGGTGAGGCTTCGATTGCATCATCAATTTTTTCAAGAAGTGCTGTTGTTTTAGAATTCAATCCAGCTTTATCAATTATATTATCAAAATTTTCTTCAATTCCTTTTGATACACCATTTTTTGAAGAAAACACCTGTGACTCTGGACAATTTACTTTATCACAGTCAAGAACGTTTGTAAGAATATTTGCAAACTTAATTGCCTTTGAAAATGTTTCACTAGGAAGTGCAATACCACCACCTTGAATGTTATTCAATTGATCAAACATGCTGCCAAGACTTGTATCCATAATATTATTAATCTGTCCAAACATGTCACTCATGAAATTTTCTACACCACAAGTGGGAACATCTAACACTTGTCCGATCATATTCTCTAAACTTTTCGAGAGATAATCTAATAATCCATCCTGTATTTTTTCAATATTACAAAAAATGATACTTGTTAATGCATTTGTAGCTTGTCCCAATACAACTTGATTAAATTTATCTACCTTATTCTCCATCGTTTTATCTAACTTATCGAGAGTTTCTTGAATCAACCATGATCTACCACGACGAACCAACTTCGTCATTGAATTATGAATTCTATTACTCGCTATCTTTATCTCTGATTGTACATCGACAATGCCACCGTAAATTGGATCAACATATGTTGATTGTTCATTTAACTGTTGAAGAGTTTCCATCTTTCGAGTGAAACTCTTTATAGTTTCACTTATCTTTGATATTTCATTGTCTTCACATGGACTAAAATTAGGAACAGTGATATTTGTGGCAGCCTCCATTTGTTTCGATGCAATTAGTTTTACAGCTTCACCGTCCGAAAATCCGCCAGGCCAAGGTGACTCTGAGAAAAATCTATGTTTACCAGATCTTTGTCTAACTTTTGGTGGTGTATATGGTATAAAGTCAATTTGATTCTTTCTATTAAACATTGAGGATGTTAATCCATCTTTTACGAAAGTTTGTTTGAACAAAGTTCCGAATATAATAGGTTGCTGACCATCTTCACCGTCTAAGAAAAATCCAACAACCACTTCACCACCTTGATATTGAACAGTCCTTCCACAACCACCAACAGTTGTTGTGTTTGATGGTAAAAGAATATGTGCTAATGGAAGATCTTTATCGGGTAGATCAGTATCATTACCATGATATCCAACTATACGAACTCTACATCTAAAACCATATACATCCTCGCCATTAATGGCCTTTACTTTTTCGTAGGCGTCACCCCACTCTCCTTTATCTGGATCAGTCACTTGACCAATCCACCATTGCATAGGATCTCTCCCAAAAAAATTAGTTGTCTGATTGTACATCTAATTAATCGTCATATACTAAGCATTCGGGTTCATCTGGATGTAAGTCACAGAATATCTCTAATGCATTTGGATCATGGTGATCTCCTGCTTCGATCTCTGCTTTATGATGTTCTGCATACTCTTCTAAGTCATGTAGTTCTTCCTTAGCATGTCTGCGTGCTGCAGGGTTTGCTTGTGGGTCGTCAAGGATTTGTTTATCCTTTTCGATATGATCTTCGATAGATTTCATTTGATTTCTCCTGTTTCTTTTATTTAGCTAGCGCTAAAGAGATCACGAATTAATTTAAGTTGTGTCTCTGAATTGTCACCACCAATCATATGTCTTAACTCTGATATTAAATATAGACCACTAAGATCATTATCTTTGTTTGTTCCATAAGAACTCACTGGTTTAATATCTTTATCACCTTTTTTAAGAGGGAAATAAAGTTCAAGCATTTCACCAGCTCTTAGATCGGGATTAAGTGGTACTGATATATTTAATGATTGTGAAAACAATAAGTTATTCCTAATATAAGATTTATTTTGATAAACGGCAAGTTCTCCATCCTTATTTACATTCTTTTTCTTTGATCCTTTTTGAGACACTCCATGATCACTAATTCTAAACATTAACCTAGATGGATATTCTTCAATTCCATCTAATAATTTTGGTGGTCTCTTCAATTTCAAATCTTTCACTGAAAAATCAACAACCTGTTTTGTTTGATTCTCAATATCAAGATATATTGTTTTATTTGCATACATTCCCATTCTCAAATTCATTCCAATATCATTAGCTTGATTCAAATTATTTTTTAGTATTCTAAAATCACCCTCAACAGGTCTATCTGGTTTCTCATATCTTACTGGTTCTGTAACAAGATCTTGTTCCAATAATTTTTCAATAGATCTAAAATTATATCCATCTAACGTTTCATAGAAAAGAAAACCAAAACTTTTGTTAGACGCTTGTGACTTTGGACATAACCATTGTATTGTATCAAATGGTCTTTTTAAATTACCAACAAAGGTATATTTGTTAGTAGAACGATCTTTTTTTAATTTCTTCTTACTTTTAATTCCCTTCTTATCTTTTTTCAATAATTGTTCAACTATGTCTGATACATTTCCAGTAAATTTTTTATTTACTCTTGCAGTTTCATTGATAATTGCCTCCATTGAAACGAATTCTAAAGTTGCAATCTCTCCACCACCACCGTTCATAGGCATAACGTTTTTCACACTGTTCAACATTAGTTTTTGTTTCTTAGATGAAATTTTAAAATCTTTGAAACCAGAAATTTTGACCTCTAAATCAATATACTCTCCACCAAATATACCCTTTCTACTTATAACTTGGTCAACATCTAGAAACTGAAGAGACAATGATATAGTGGGACTCTCAATACTTTCATAATAATTAATGATTGGAGCACCACGAACTATATCATAATCTTCATCCAAAGATGACCCTTCATTAGGGATGAGTGTGCATTTTTTGATGATATACTTATTATTTTCCATTATTTTAAGTTCTGAGCGACTAGATGAGGTAAGACATTACTGCTAGCAATATTTAACTGTTCGTTTTTGATAGTCTTTAGAAAACTAGAGGCATCATCAGTCATCACAAGTTCACCTGAGTCTTGAGTATTAGGTTGATTTGCTGGAACTCTGACCGTTTGATCATCACCAATCTCACCACCTCCGTCATTATTTGCAACAACAATAATTGGATTATTATCCATAGGTTGAAAAACATTACTCTGTAGATTTTTATTGTCACTCTCTATTATTGGTTTAATAGATTTTTCTTTCTGAATGGCATTTTCTATTACAAATGCTCCTGCCTGATTTAACTGTTCCTTTTCTGATAACGAACTAAATTCAGCATACGCCTGAGGATCAACTTCTACTCCGTTAACATATGCTCTTCCAGTATTCAAATCAAATTCTGCGTCTAACTCTTGTTCTCTTGAATAGTTCACGTCATCACCAGGCCCATACTTGTCCATCGTATTTTGAAGATTCTTTTTCCTTGCATTATCACCGATGTAGTTACCATCTTTGTCACGCAATTTTTTCTTCTTTTCTTTTTTCTTTCTATCGCCAAATAAATTAAATCCACCTCTCTTATCAAGATCAAACATATTAGCAGTAAAGAAGTCAGCAATTCCTGTAACAGATCTTGTGGGGCCTACTGTTTTTCCACCTTTCCGATCAAAGTCAGTAAGATTACCAGTCATGGCATCCATAAAACCCTGACCAAATCTTTGTAATTTAGTGCTACCTTTCTTATCAAAATCAAATATACCACCTGTGAGAGTGTCAGCAGTTCCTTGTGCAAAATCTTGTGCCTTAGTGTTACCTCTTTTATCAAAATTAAAAAATCCTCCTGTTAAAGAGTCTGCGACTCCTCCAACAACTCCTTTGAATCCTCTCTTTTCACCCTTTAAAGATGAATCCTGACCTTTTCCTTTCTTCTTACCAGAGTATGAGTTTTTAATTGAATCATAATGTTTTCCAACATCAAGTTCATATCCACCAAACTCTAAAGTCTTATTATAATTCTCTTTAAATCGATACAGGTTACTTTGTGGGCCATATGACTTAATCGCCTCTTCTCTAGTCATTCCTCTCATGACATCTTCTCTAAAGTCAAATTCTGCAATTGCAATTTTAGATTTATAAACATCTTGTTGTGCTTTTTCAAGTGGCACGCCTGGTGGTAAAGAACCCTCATCAGGTATAAATTCAAGAGTCGCTGGGTCTAATCTTCCTTTATAACTAAAGGACTCACTATATGATTCATCTTTATCTTCTGGATTTGTTGCACCAACTTCTTGTGGTTTATCCTTAGTCTCTCTCGATCCAGGCGTACCATCAAAATTAGTGATTTTTTTCTTTACACCACCAAAGAAATTACCGATATTATCTTTGATATCACCAATACCTTTTTTCACTCCACCAATAAATTCTTTACCTTTATCAGTTAGACCTAATTCATTTTTGAGATCCTTTTTAATATCTTCCTTCAAATCTTTTTCATTCTTTTCATCTCTGTTGAAAAATTTGGTAATAAAATTACCGTCTCCCTTATCACCTTTATCGCCTTTATCACCCTTACCTCCAAATAATGATTTCAATCCTTTAAAACCAGCCATCGGTAACATTGATGGTAATGTAGCGGCTCCTAAAAGAGGTGCAAGTAATTGTAATAGTCCAGCACCAAGCATACCACCAACAGCACCACCTTGTTTTACATTATCTTGAAGTGCATTTCCAACTTGTTGTGCAGGGGTGGGTTGAGGTTGTTCACCATCAGAGTTCGGAACTCCCATCTCCTCAAGTCTCTGTTTTCTTTCTTGTTTCTGTTCTGTATCTTCAGTTTCTAAACGTAAATCTTCCTGTACATCCTGTGCAATTTTTCTCTCTACAGTTATGTAATTATTAATCTCTTTGACTTCTAACTTTAAATCTTTTATGCTTTGTGTTATACCTTGAACATCAAACTCTCCAATCTCTTGCTTTAAATCTTCTATCGCAAATTTTATACCCTCAAGCGAAGTTTTAGTTTCCTCAATAACACCTAGATTATCCTCAGAAAATTCTAAGGCACGATCAGCCGTCTCACGAGCCTTAGTTACTTGTTCAAAGAAACTGCTCGGACTTATTTTACGTTGTTCTAGTTCTTCATCCATACCTTTGGACGCCTTCCGCTTGTTGTTTCTTCAGATTTTCAGATTCAATATATTCTTGAAGAAGAGAGATGTAAACGTCTCTTTCCCAAGGCATCATGTTTTCGAGCTCTGTCAAGCTGTATTTATGGTATTGCATGAGAGAGAAATTTATCCTGTAATAAGATTCAAGATCCTCTCTTGCAATACTCAACCGAAAAAATCGGCAAGGCCCTCCAAAACGACACTATTCTTTTGTTTTGTGTTGGGATTTACAAATTCAATTGTATGAGATAATTTAGGCATAGTATCAAAAAACTTCTCAACTTTTTTATATTGTTTTGAACTTAATTGACTTACAAAATCCATTCTTTCAGATGGACTATAATCTTTAGCATCCCAAGCATCCTCTCCAGTGTAAACAGTATCCATGCAATCAGCAACAACTTGAAAAGTCTTATCAACTACAGACTCTGGATCATCATCTACATTGAAGTTACTATTTACAAATTGATTTAATGAAGGATATTTCATACGAAGAGTCATCTTATCATCTAAGACAATATCAGTTGTATGATCCTTTGGTTTAGTCACCTTGATTTCATCTACATAAACTACAAGATCAACTTTTGTTGTCTTATCATCAGGACAAGTCACACTCATTTTGATATCCTCTCCAATTGACTTGGCACGAATATTTAAAAATAAAAATTCAATATCAAATGTAGGAAGACTATCAACATCAATTCCTCTAGTCAAAATACACTTTTTCAAAACATCTGTGACAGCGTTTGTAATTTGATTTTCGTCTTGTGATTCCAAAGCTAAAATCAAAATTTTCTCTTCTCTAACAAGAAAAGGTCTGTATTTAATTTTTTTATTTGATGATGGTAACTTCAACTCATATGTTGGAGTATCGATTGTTGGTAAGGGCATAATAATTTAATAATTGTTTAAGTGATTTTAATATCTACCACCTTGTCTTGAAGTTGTGGCGCCCAATGGTAGTCCACCCTGTCCACGAGGAATACGTTGGTCTTTTGATGTCACGACACCATCAGGAGTATTAACAATCGCTTGATTAGGATCTTCATAATTAAATCTAGTGAAGAATCTATCATATCTAAATTCCACACTACATTGTAACACATTTGAGTCCCCATAGGCAACTCTCATTGATGTAAGATTAGTTGGCCAAATATTGACAAACTCATAAGCTGTCATTTTAGACTGATAATCAGATTGTAAAAATTGTCTGTTCAATAATGCCTGTTGTGCAGGGTCTTCACGGAAATCAGCTGATTTTCTTCCTTTCTCTATAAAAGTATCTTTTTCAAATTTAATAACGTGAATAATTTCTTTATAGTCGGCAGGATAATTAAATCGTGAGTATGCACTACTATTTCTCTTATTTCCTTGAATTGGATTGATATATGACATCCAAGTTTCTAAAACCTCCAGAATCACCATATCTGCATCACAATAAAAAGTAAGATTAAGTGGAGGGAAAGTTCTGATATTTGGAAACTCCTCTACAATACCCTGATGATGTCCAGTTGCAAGATTAGTTTCAAAACTTGTGCCTGGAATTTCTGCTTGAGTGCATAATAGAGACATTTTTCTTTGAAAATCTCTACCTTGACTTCTTTTATTTGGGCCCATCAAATTAGGAACACTTTGTAACCAAGTTTGATAATTTCCAAATGAAAAATTAACTTGATAGAGGGTATCAAGAGATGGCCGTGCAACACTATCTCTAACATTAAAAATGTTACCTTTAAATATTTCTGATCTTCTTGGAAATAAACTATTCTCTGACACAATAAATAAATTTAAGTTGTTATTATTATATATGAGCTATAAAGGGATATATAGGCCTTCTAACCCTAAAAAGTATAAGGGCGATCATCGTAATATTATTTATAGGTCTCTTTGGGAGCGAAAATTCATGAATTACTGTGATTTGAATGAAAAT